GGACTCTATGTTATCTTCGCATATTTCCTGTGCTTCTTTTATCGCTTCAGTGAAGCGTAAACGAAGTCTCAGATTTTCTCTAATCGGACGCACCTCCACGATACTAGGTCGTCTGTACATACCTTCAAGAACATTCTTACGAGTCTTTGCCAGTTTGATTTTGTACAAATTATTTTCGGAAAAGGTTGCGACACATTTCATAACTTAACGTAGCATAAAGATTTTAAGTGTCTTGTGAATAGAAATGTCTTCTTACAACGTCGAACCCTGCAACTTCAAGTATCGTGTCTCCTCTCTCGAGAAGGTGGTCGACGGTGACACCATCGATGTCAACATCGATCTCGGTTTCGATGTCTGTACGAAGCAACGTGTCCGTCTCCTCGGCATCGATACCCCAGAGTCTCGTACGTCGGACAAGGAGGAGAAGAAGTTTGGTCTCCTCTCGAAGAAGAAGCTCAAGGAATGGTGTCTAAAGGCGGTCGCATCTGAGAAGGATGATATCGAGATCGAACTCAGATGCCCCGAGGCGGATTCGAGAGGTAAGTTTGGTCGCGTACTCGCTGAGGTTTGGGTGTGTGAGGAAGGTATTTGGACCAATGTCAACAAGTGGTTGTGCGATGAGGGGTACGCTGTGCCGTATGGTGCGGAAAACAAGGCCCTCGTCCAGGACCTTCATATGGCGAACCGAAAGAAGCTCATCGAGCGTGGTGAGATCGACGCTTAAAATACATGACTATGAAAAGTATGACGAGTAACACGATCAATTGTGTCATGTATTCATCCGAATAATAATCAAGAATCAAATTTGGATTTTTGAGAAGATACCAAAGATTTTTACGTTCAAATATTTGTGTGATGGACATGTTGATTCCGTGTCCCTGTGTGGCGTGCCATGACCAAGGTGGAATCATCAAACTATCACCGGGTTGTAACGTCACTTTGTATATTTTCATTTTGCTATGGTCCATCTTGAAAAAGTCCTCCTTCGCAAAATTGGATTTACCTACAGTGAATACACTGTTTTTATGAATATCGGGATTGTCGTAATTATCAAATATGTACACCGTTTTCGAACCATATAGTTGGTTGAGTATGAAATCGGAGTTTACGTGCAAATGTAACCCACTCGAATGACCGTTTCCTAGATACAACATCAAGGCTTCAACCTTCCTGGCACTTGTGTTCGGGTTACGTAACGTCTCAAGTAGACTTTTGGATACTCGCTGTTCAAAAAGATCGACTTCTGCACAATAGATGGAAGGCGACCGTTTCTTTTTCCAATGTGTGATGAGATTTGGAACAGACATCGTCCCCATATCAGCTGTGGTTGTGTCTGTTTCAGGTGTATCATACAGTTCAACAGGGAGTTCCATGTGACCGAACATTTTAATAACCTTTTCGAATGACAACTTCCGTGCTTTGGACTGGTATAACCCGCGTATGACAATTGGATGTGTGATTTCTCGGGTGATAATCTGTTTTTCTTCTGGTGTCATCTGACTGTATACATATGTGGGAAGATCCATCTATAAGCAGATGATATTAAAGTTTCGAGGTATAAACACATAAATGATCATTCATCTCAAGATTACAATCAATTTGAAGCAAAGGAAACGTCGACGAAAAGATAGAAAACGTCGTAAGATGAAAACTAGATAGTGTACGGATACTTTCGGACCCATAAGTTACATATCCACTTGTCACCGGACTTTACAGGATTCCCTCCATGTAAAGCTTTGGATGTGATGAAATTGTAATTGTTGACTGTATCGAAAAACAATGCGTCACCAGCCCTGAGTTTATATGACTTCTTCAGGTTTGGAAATACCGTCTCACCACCCCGGTAATCATCGTTAAGTGCCAGAATGAACGTGTAGAGACGCATATTTTCATCATCCTTGAACGCGTCTTGATGTGGTTTGTAATGACCACCAGGCTTGTATCGAACGACTTGGAGTTTCTCACAGTTTTTGATTGGTCTATCTGTATACTTCAGACACCTCTCTGTGATCGCCCGTACCACCGGATCTTCTCGACTGAGCCATGCCGTTTCACTTTTACGGATCGATTCATCAATTCGTTTGTTATGTGAAATCGACGACTGTTCGAGTTTGCCGGATGCTTCGCGTATGATATGACGTCTTTCAGACTCGGACAAGAAATTGTTGAGTACCTTGGGATTGGGGTACGTGGGTAATATGTACAAAATCAACAATATCAATACGAGAATGATGAGCATCTTACTTCTTACAAATAAAAATTTTTGGGTGTCACACAGTTGTACCGATTTCTGATGGTACCGAAAACATCATTTCCGTACGCGAACACTTGTTTAATCATATCCGTGATTTCATTCATTCTGTGTGGTTCGATGATAAACTGGCGAAGAAGATCACCACCGGAATGTATCAACATCTCGTAAATTTGTGACAAGTCGCGCATCTTATCCTTGTACTTTTCTTGACGCTGAAGATACACCTTGAAGACATCTTCATCGAGTTCATTCAGCATGTACGCGACACGAAGTTGTAAATTGTCCACGGGTTCTAAATCTATGTATACATTTTCTCGATCGGCGTAATACACGTACGACGCCAGATGCATCAAATCGTTCGACGCTCCCGCTTCACGCAACTCTCCATACCCAGGTATACCACCACATGGAATGTCACCGTGTTCTCGTGACATTCCACCCTTTCGTTTGAACTCGATGTAATGTGGATTATGGATACGCCCGGTGACAATCTCACCCGATCGCCAGTCGAAAGCTGTGTGACAGTTGATACACCACATCTGTGAACATCCACTCGTCTTGTGTATGACCGTCCCACATTTGGGACACGATTTACTATCACGATTCAGTAACTTCATCGTTTTAACAACTTGTGGATCACATTCATGATTCTCTGTGAGGTGTTCATTACACTCTTTACAAAACGATGTACTACACAATCCGCAGAAGTAATCTTCATTGAGAAATCCTTTGCATTCATCTCTCGGACACTGTCGTACAAACTTCGTCTCACCGGTATCCACGAGTTCCCCAGTATTGCGAATGCGTTCGAGATCGGCATACACATCTTCTAGTTCACGATGTAAGTCTAGAATTTCGGGATACGCCTCAACATTACGATCGTTTATGGGAAATGATAAACGATATCTCTGATACAATTCTATGAGCGTCGCACGGAGCTTACGAGCTTTACGTCGGAGTCTTCGTATCTCTAGAATACGTTCAACTTCCTTTTGACTCTGGGGCATCAAAGCTTTTTCTCGCTCGAATAAAACTTTCTCACGATGTCGCCTCAGCTCTGTGTTTCGAAAATACTTTGTACAAAACGAGTCGACGAATTCCCGGTTCCATATTGTCTTACACCCCATGCAATGTGGATCTTGGAAGGACTCCAAAATATATCTTTGTGAACATGACCGACAACTCTTCAGGTCACAAAAGGGACATTCAACTTTCTTGTGATGTATCTTGTTAAATTTTTCACAACATACGTCACATGTAGTCATTAGCTTAAAGGCTGGCTAATTCTTTAAATTACAATCATTGATAAGCTACGAACTGGCTAATCATTTCTTTCGCGTCATCCCGTTCGTATACTGTCTGAGCAAAAAAGAGTGTCATCTCCGCAAAACCGTATGACAAGTAGGTACTCTTGTACTTCTCATAAATGTGTGCGAGATCATCCATGTTTTGGTGACACCAGTCTTCTACATCCTCTTTCGACATATCTCGGTGAAGACCTTTCTCGATGTAGTCAGCCACTTCATCGCTGAGAGGCATATCTGTCACGACAGTACAATCGTCGTCTGGATGAATCATTTTTAGATGTTTTTCATTTTACTACTTTTTACTTAGGTTGTTGAAACTTGTCGTCGCGTTGTTGTACGCTTTGACCATGTCACCATATTGCGAAGCTTTCTGGATGCGACCAGTATAGATCTTACTCTTCTTCATCCAGTTTCTTCGTACGTTAGGGCTCGTACCCTTGGGGAACTCTCGCTGGAGACGGTTCACCTTAGATTGGTAGCTTCCCTTGTTCATGAGAGTAGGCGTTTTCGTGAGATACTCTTCAATCTCTGCACGCCTCGCGTTTACGTCATTCTTGAATTTCACCACCATGTTCCTGTGACGCGTCTTTTCATCTCGGTTCGTGAGACCCATCTTCGTGTACTTGTTTTCGATATTCTTACGAAGTTCAACCTTCTTGTTGAGTGCATTCTCGATCGCTTTCAGGTCTTCAACAGTCTCCGCCTTTCTCAATTCCTGTGCCCAGACACCGATCCGACCCTTGGTGAGACCCTTCCGTTCCCGGAACACACCGTTATTATCGGGGCGCATATTGAGTTCCTTGGTGATTTTGTTTTGAAGCGCGTTTCTTTCAGAATTGAAATTCTTGATGATGTTACGGACATTATTCTCTTGGGCTTCAACCTCCTCCGGTAGGTTGAACACAGGGTTATTCTTCATGTTCGGTTCAAATAGAGGATTATTGATCTTTTTGTTGTTCGCGTTGTTGTTCGAGTTCGAGTTCGAGTTCGAGTTGTAGACAGGTTCCGCGGCGCGACCACCCTTACGAATCTTTGTTTTCACGTCATTCATGAGTTGAATAAGAATCTGGTCAGCGACAATCTCAACATCTTTGTTCGCAACCTTGTTGTTCGCAACCTTGTTGTTCGCAACCTTGTTGTTCACGTTGGGTTTCTTAGAAATTTCATTTTGAACTTCGTTTTGAAGTTTATTAAGAATCTGATTGGCTACATACTCTATATCCACCTGCGAAGGTTCGAGTGTCATTTGCTTGTTAAATTTGGTACTGTTCACAGGTTTATTAGCGATAGCGAGTATCTTATTATTTTTGAATCCATTACTAACCTGTTTTATAACATCCTTGTTAATTTCTTTCATAATTTTATTAGCTACATAGTTAACATTCCCGGATTTTAAAAGCTTTTGTTTTTTATTGGATCCATTATTAACCTGTTTTATAACATCCGTGTTAATTTCTTTCATAATTTTATTAGCTACATAGTTAACATTCCCGGATTTTAAAAGCTCTTGCTTTTTATTGTGAGCTCTCATAAACACCTGGAAAGTATCCTTATTTCCACCCTTGTTAGGATGAAGCTTTAGGGCACCCTTAAGATAAATCTTTCGAAGTTCCTTAAGTGTAGTAGCATTCTCGATACTAACAATCATTTTCCTAGTCGTATTGTTAAGTCCATTTAGATTTTCCTTGTTAGACACTGCGACTAAATTACGACCATTTATTCTGTTAGTGATTTCCTTCTTCAACATTTCATCGACGATGTTATCCGCGACAGTATTTACAAGTCGTTCATTCTTCACATCTTTGTTAATCTCTGTAAGAATCTTATTGGCCACATAATTAACGTCACGGTTCACGTTGTTCGTACCGGTTCCAGCATTAGCGCGGTTCACATTGTTCGTACCAGTTCCAGCATTAGCGCGGTTCACGTTGTTGGTACCAGTTCCAGCATTAGCGCGGTTCACGTTGTTCGTACCAGTTCCAGCATTAGCGCGGTTCACATTGTTCGTACCAGTTCCAGCATTAGCGCGGTTCACATTGTTCGTACCAGTTCCAGCATTAGCGCGGTTCACATTGTTCATACCAGTTCCAGCATTAGCACGGTTCACATTGTTTGTACCAGTTCCAGCATTAGCGCGGTTCGCGTTGTTGGTACCCGTAGCGGCATTAGCCTTGTTTACGTTGTTGGTGCCCACACCAGCATTAGCACGGTTCGTACCAGTTCCAGTGTTCGCCTGGTTTTTGTTACCATCATTCTTCTTGCATCGACCCATCATACGGTTAAACATTCCACACTTCTTGGTCCCGTTAGCCGTGGCAGCGACAGCACCGGCAGTGGCACCCGCGGCGGCGCCGGTGGTGGCACCACGCTTAAAAAAGTTGAACATTCCCCTCTTAGGACCCGAGGGTGCGTTCGTACCCTTGGTCAGAAACGACGCATTCTTTTTTACATTGGTTGGTGCATTGGTACCCTTGGACATAAACGATGCGTTTTTCTTGACACCCCCACTAAACGCGGGTGCATTGGTACCCTTGTTCAGAAACGACGCGTTTTTCTTGACACCCCCACTAAACGCGGGTGTTGGTGCTGACGGACCGGCGTTCTGAGGCTGGCTCAAAAACGCAGGTTTGGACGCAGGTACCCTGTTTGGAAACGACTGTGTGACAGGTTGATTTCCAGAATTTTTGGAAATGAATGACGATTTGAATGACAACTTACTAGGAAACTGAAGTGTATTCTGTCCCTTTCCGGAATTATTCGTCATAGTGAACCCTTTCTTGTTTCCTGAAAGATTCACACGGTTCCCGTTACGGTTTCCGTTTCCAAAGTTGGCGTTCCCGTTACGGTTTCCGTTACCAAAGTTGGTGTTTCCAACGTTGGCGTTCCCGTTACGGTTTTTGTTCCCACCAAAATTGTTAAAGTTCGAGCTTCGGTTTTCTGTGTTGTTGAACGCGGAATTATTATTGAAATTGCGACGATTGTTGTTCACTGCTGTGTTGTTCACTGCTGTGTTGTTACGCACTGCTGTGTTGTTCACTGCTGTGTTGGGAACGTCTTTCGTGATGAGACGTTTCGACACAATCTTCACGGGTTCACGAATTTTAAGGTACCTGAGACGCTTACCGATCGCATCGGTAAGCTGTTTCTTGGTCATCTGTTCGATCTGAGACGTGAGACCAACTTTACGTGCAATTTTTTTAAGATCTACACGTTTTGTGGCAGAGTCGAAAAGAAGTTCGTACTCTAAATGTTTCAATGGTGACGCGCGGTCGATTAAATATGTTCGATCGGCAGTCATCACGAGTGGCGGAAGAGGGAGCTTCCCACCATGAATGTTGTCATATGCCTCACACATCTGTTTTCTTGTGAGTTTAACATTTTCCCCAGTTTGCATCTTAATGCTTTTTCTGAGATTTTCAATGTCAGCGTCTGGATCACACGCTTCGGCCATTTATATTAAACTAACAAAAAAAGTACTATCGAGTCGAGTATCCGATGTTGTACAATCTAACTTTTTCTTCATAGGTCATGTTAAAATTAAACACGTTTGTATCTCTCACATTTATATCGATAACCTCTACTGGCATATCGTACTGAATCCGGTTTTTGAGAGACGAACGCACGAGTGATTCTACATATTGTTTAGGCGTTTCTATATTTTCCTGATGGATTGTATCCATTTTAATTTTTATACACGTAATCTCATGTGGTTTTTTGTCTAAAAATGGATTGATGGGAAATTGTTCCTGTGTTCCACCGTCGACATACGTTTTTCCATCATACTTTCCACACGCGAAAATGAGAGGTATCGCGATACTCATACACACTGCATCTATCACTTTCATGTCCGGATGTGTATCTCTCGAAAAATATTCAGTTTCATTCGTATTCAGACAGAATGCTGAAATGTAGATTTTCATTTCCAGTTCACTAAACGTCGGGTCACAACCACATATCTCGACGAGTTTTTTACGAATAGGTGTCATCGACACGAACCCGAACTTATTGAAGAATGATCCAAGACGCAGTTTCACGAGGTTTGATATATTCAAGTCAAGTGAAATGTTCAGAATTTCATCTACAGACATCCCCAACGCTAAGAATAGTGCGATGATAGATCCTGCCGACGAACCCGAAATCTCTCGAACTTCAGCTAATTGGGATTCACGTGCCTTCAGGCTCCCTATGAGTGAATAAATCGCCATGGATGCTGGACCCAACACGAGATACTTCATCTTCTTACTTAGTAGAATTGAGGAAATTGACGACGTAAAAGCGCGAAAATGACCGCGTACACCACCGTGTGGATCATTGCCGACTCGACACTCGTCTGCCCAGACTGAAAGACCCCACCCGAACCGGGAGGAATGGTCAGGAGTAGACCAGGGCTGAGTGCGATAAAGAGCGCCGTCGTGACGATGAGATCCGTCTGTGTGAGAACCAGACCCATCGCCTTCGCGATGACACTGTACGCGAGAAAGAATACGAGTGCGTGGAAAAACACGGACATTTGGTCGGTTTGGCGGTTCATAAACTTTACCTTTGAGCCGTCGGTCGTGAGAACCATACCGGGGCTCAGCGCGAGAAAAAGGGCGGCAGGCACGGCAACTTTTTGGGTCGTGATATCCGGAAGCATTTAGTATACACGCATATAATTTTTAGCGAAATCCACGAAATGGTAAAACGTGACACCACGCAACATCTCTTCATGAAGTCCATTCATGTTAACGATGCGTCTGATATGATTCCATACGTACCGAAGTGTTTCTTCGTGTTCCGAATACACACGCTCCTGATACGGATCATGTTCCAAATAACACAATTCGACAAAATCACAAAATGTACCAGAATGCTGGAGACGTGCATCATCTAGTAGCGTATTCATGGTGTTCCACATGTGTCGCAGTTCATCTGAGTATTCGACTTCCCAGTCTTCGATATTCAGAGGAGTGTGTTCATTATTAAATTCGTCGTCATCGCTCACGTAGGCGTCAAACCCAATGTTCGCTTCGTCGACGTACTGGCTCCAAACCATATTGTATTTCTACTTACTTTCTTTCTCGGGCTTATCTTTTATACCAGTTAGCGAAAGAGAAGTCGACTCTTTCGTTTTAAGTCCATCCTTAATAGCATTAAGAGCACCCTCTACCTTCGCCTCGTCCCCACTGAAAAATGTCATAAGACCCTCTTTGATGGCATCCTTGTTCATACCAGCCTTCCTGACAGATTTACGAATACTAATCTTACCCTTCCTGAGGTTAATTGTGTCGATACCCTGATCCATCATGTGCTTCTTCACACTCTCCTTCAGACGCTTCTCCTCCTGGTTAAGGACCTTGATATCAGATTTAGCTTCAGAAAGTTGTTTGGTGAGTTCGACGAGCTTGGAAACACTTTCACTGAGTTCATTCGTTACGGAAGTCATTATTTACTACTACGAGTGTCTAATCTTTAAGCGCACAAACCACGTTGCATGGTATCGGGGGCGATAGTGGAATTGTTCCACACGAAAGGCTCCTTGGGGTTAGGAGGATCCTTGCGAATCTGCTGGTTCGCGTTGCGGAGGGCACCACCGATGGTCTCGGGGTAACCGATCTGGGCACGAGGTTCGAGGAAGTTCTGACCCTTGAGCACGTCCTCTGGAGCAAACTGACCAAAGTCTTCCTTGGAAGCCACCTCGCGAGGGAGGAGGGACGACGCGAGGCCGGTACCCTTGTTCATACCGGCGGAAGCAGTCGCGGGACCGATCGAGGTACTGGAACCGAAGGAGCTGTACTGCTTCTCGGTGATCGAGTAGTTAGAGGACCGGTTCACGACGAACAAGAGATAGATCACAACAGCGATGGCAGCGAACATCAGAATTTGCTGAGTGCGACCCTTCATCATAGTTTATATAATAGTAACAAATTTTTTTATTTAGTGAGAATGTCGATCCGCTCCTTGACCGTCTTCTGAGTTTCCACGGGCTCAGGCTCGGGCTCAGCCTCAGCCTCAGCCTCAGCCTCGGCCTCGGCCTCGGCCTCGGGCTCGGGCTCGTCGACGAAAGCGTATTCCTCTGGGTATACGTCAGTGACTGGTTCATCCTTCACGGGGTCGTCATGTACCCGAACCTGAACGACATTCCAGTGACCACCGAACGCCTTCTTGGCGAACCAGAGGCCGGCGAACTCGACGATGACGTCACACGTCTTTTCAGGCTGGACCACTTCAAAATCGACGGGCTCCTGCTTCATGTTAAATACACGCACAGCTGGTTCAGTGATGACATCAGCAGTCATCTGACCACCGTTGATGACACTGCGATACGCACCGTTGATCACCTTCTCGGAGAGTTGCTTACCGAACCACTCGACACAGTTATCATGCGCGGCAGAAAGGTTCTGGGATTCGATGGCAGTGATCTTCGACATGTTCAGGTCGGAATTGATGTCAAACACCATCTCGCCTGAGACTTCGGAAATCGTGACAGCATTCAACTGAACGAGGCACTTCTGCTTTTCGTCGTTGGAAGCCTTCACGAAATAAAGACCATCGTCACCTTTGGATGGGGTGTTATAGAACATTATGCTTACTTTATGTCTCACTTCTTTAAACCAATAAAAGGTATAGCGGCGGCGTCGTTCAGAACCTTTTTTGTTATCCAATTGTCGCGACCAGCTTTATACCCATATAATGTCGCGGCCACGTTGATATTTTTAGGTAACTGTTTCGCCTGAGTAGGTCTTAATGGAAATTCGTTTTTAACGTATGCGTTATTAGTCACATTTTTCCATTTCATATTTTTAAGATTGAAACGTTGGTTCCCATGTGATTTCTCAAACCCATTCACATTCATCTTATTCGTGACAGGTTTTAGACCGTGCACGATTTGTTTGGACAGACGATCTTTCGAAGGTTCTGTCGTGAATCGCTTGTATTTACGAGGATCTACTCGCTTCGCCTTTTTAATGTTTACATCCCTGTGTTTTTTTACAGGTTTAGGTTTATCAAGACTTAATTTGGAACGAATCTTTTTGAACACTGTGTCCATCGAATCCGAAGCCGTCACTCGTTTATCGAAAAGCTTGCCGAGTCTCACGAGACGAAGACGATCTTTGATTTTCTTCTCCGGCCTGAGTTTCAACTTTTGCATCAGGTAAATGTCTTCAACCAAAAATTCTTTACTCGCGATATAAATCTTTTGGTTATTTGTCATTTTCCCGGAAACTGGATTTCTATACACGATACCTTTCCGTTTCGTATCCGCGACTTCGTAGCCGAACTCGTTGGGGCGCATGAATGGAATGTCTAATATACCACCAAGTGTACTCTCCTGGATACGACCCGTCTCAGGTGAAAAGTAACGTATGTTCAAGTCCAATGCGAACAATTCGACATCGATGAAGATATCACTCTTGGAGGGTTTATCCGTCGAACCACTCTTTTTCTTTTTTATGAGTGTGTATCTCCTGGTGACATACGGCCCACTTTTACTAAATCCAATGCCCAAGAATTTAAAAAGCTTGGTATGTTTGGCTTGGAATGATGCGATTCGATTCTTGATTCGTGTGTTCAGATTCTTCGCATGTTTACCGAGTGCGTCCCAGAGTAGTAGTTTGAGGGCTTGAAGTTTTCCAAAATACTTTGTATCTGTCTTCATGAATGGGACAAACTTCGCGTCGATGTCTGTGGTGACGATACGATCTTTGAAATCTACGTACAAGTTAAACGCTTCACCGCCACTCACGATGAGGTCACCCGACGATTTCAGGGATTGAGTGAGTTCTCCGATCGTATCAAGTATTATATCACGAATGGAATCCGTTACCACGACATAGATCATTTTTTCCAGGGACTTGTCGGAAAATTTGTCATGAAGACGCTGTCTGAATTTTCCGAGATCACGCTGTTCGTTCCTGTCGAAATATTTCTTCAATTTCACATCTTTGAAAAATAAATTTTCATTCATGAATCTGTCGATGGCAACTTTCGAATAACTTTTTTCATCCATTAATATATCGTGATATAATAATATGGTCTGCAACGTGATAGACGAATGCAGGTGCTACGCATACGAAGATGACAAGAAACAATTCTGTGGGGTGCGTCGAGGTCCACACGTTCTTCCATGTCCACCAGATTGTTGTGCTGGTGGGTGTTCGGGTAAAATCCCGTTTCGAATCATCCCACGTCCCAAACCACCCAAGCATGTGACGAGTTTCCGGGACATGGACATGAAAGTCTTACTGTTTTTCACGATCATTTTAGGTTGTATTTTCCTCCTTCTACTCTGACTTAAAGATTACCGAGCTAAGTAAGATATAATGTCTCTCGAAACTATTCAAACCGAAATCGCTGCTCTCCGCTCCGAAGTCAAGTCTCTCGTGAAGCTCGTCCGCAAGGTTAAGAACTTCCAGGAGGATCCCGATGGTGAAAAGGCTAAGAAGCGCGCCGAGAACAACGGCTTCAACCGCAAACAGGAAATCACACCTAAGTTGCGCGAGTTTCTCAGCCTTCCCGAAGGCGAGCTCATCTCCCGCTCCGAGGTCACCAAGTTCGTGAACAAGTACATCATCGACAACGGTCTTAAGCATCCCGAGAACGGTCGCCAGATTGTCCTCGACGATAAGCTTCGTGCCCTTCTCGCGCCTCCCGCGGATGTCGTCGTGACGTACCTTAACCTCCAGAAGTACCTTTCTCCTCACTACGTGAAGAAGGCTTAAAAAAATAAAACACATACATAACAAGATGGTGACTTTTCTGACGAAAGAAAAGGCCGAGTCACTTATTGGTACAAAAATAAAACAGCTTGATTTGTACCAAAAAGCTTTTACTCATAAATCTGCTCTCAAGGAGTATGAACAATTTACAGAGTCGTTTGAAACCCTAGAATTTATTGGTGATTCTGTACTTGGATTTGTCATCACTAAATTCCTATTTGATAAATATGAAAGTCGTCAAGAGGGTTTCCTCACGAAAGCTCGTACAAAACTCGTTCGCGGTGAGACCCTCGCTAAAATCGCGTTAAAGCTGGGTCTCGAGAAGCTCGTCATCATGGATGAAAAGGGGATGCGTAACGGGTGGAATAACAATCCGAAAATTCTGGAAGATGTGTTCGAGGCGCTCATAGGTGCGATCTATATGGATATCGGTCTTTTACATGCGAAAGAGTTTGTGCTCCGGATCTACCAAGATCCTACCATGGTCGATTTGAATCTTATCATGATTGACGATAACTTCAAGGATCATCTCATGCGCTATTGCCAACTTAACAATTTTCAGCTTCCGGAATATCGCGTTTCGGCCCATTACGAAGGCTTGTTTTACATAGACATATACGTGAATGGACAATTCATGAGTCGGGGATCGGCGAAAAGTAAGAAACAAGCCGAACAAAATGCAGCTAAGTCATTCTTCGATCAGCTTAAAAAGTACAATGCACAGTAAATTAACATGCACCCGAATGTAAAGGCTCTCATCGAACGGGAATATGCGGCACAGAAATCCGAGGAGTGGCTCGCGCTCCGTGGAAACATGTTGACCGCCTCAGACGCTGCGACGGCTATAGGTGTGAACAAATACGAAACACCCGATGGATTACTCCTTAAAAAGTGTGGTCTCGGTGAGAAGTTTACCGGGAACGCTGCGACTCGTCACGGCGAGAAGTATGAAGACGAAGCTCGCATTCTCTATGAACAGCGTCACGGAGAGGTTGTGCACGAGATTGGTCTCTGTCCCCATCCCGAACACTCGTGGCTCGGTGGAAGTCCTGACGGCGTTTCCGAATCCGGAAAGCTCGTCGAGATTAAGTGTCCTCCTCAACGCGCCATCATTCCCGGTGTCGTGCCGGAACACTATATGCCACAATTGCAATTATGTATGGAGATTCTCGACCTAGAAGAGGCGGACTTCATTCAGTATAAGCCAGCTGAAACCAATTGGCCGAAACCAGAGGAGTTTGACGTTACCAACGTGAAGAGGGATCGCGAATGGTTCAAGAAGTACCTCCCCGTCATGAAAGAGTTTTGGGACAAAGTTCTCTATTACCGAGAACACATTGATGAACTCCCTAAACCCAAAGAAAAGGTGAAGAGACCTCGTAAGAAGAAGGATACCGAACCGGTCGTATGTGAAGTTCAGGTACTTCCCGACGAGGATGTATATGTGGAAGATTGAAACCTAAGTGAACCATCTACACGAGAAAAACATCTCTAAAAATGAAGATTGAAGGTCTCAATGGACGTCTTTTCGCACCGTACCAACACGACGGTGTGAAGTGGATGCTCGGTATGGAACACCAGGCATCGGGACCCAAAGGCGGATTCTTATGTGACGAAATGGGTCTGGGTAAGACCGTACAACTTGTGGCGACCATGCTCGGGAACCCCAAGCCTCGTACACTCATCATCGTACCCAAATCTATTATCACTCAGTGGTCAGAAGAAATTTCTAAGTTTGCACCCGGTTTGCGAGTTGCCGTGTTCGATGGCCCTGACCGAGTTCTGGACAAAACGGCTGACGTGACACTCGCACCGTATACCCTTCTTGTGACGAAGGAGGGGACGACACCTCTTCACATGGTCCAGTGGGATCGCGTCATTCTCGACGAAGCTCATGAGATTCGAAACAAGGGTTCGAAACTGTTCAAGAGTGTATGTCGTCTCCGGACCCAAATTAAGTGGTTGGTCACGGGTACACCCGTGTTCAATTCGATGCAAGATTTCGTTTCCCTGTGTACCTTTTTGGGAATTCCCAAAAACTTTGTTCAAGGTCGAACGAAGGAAATCAAGGACATCTACATTCTTCGAAGAACCAAGGATGATTTGGCCGAACGTCTTCGACTGCCTCCGTGCTACTTTGAGAATGTGGAACTTGACATGTTTCCCGAAGAAAGGGCACTCTATGAGTGTGTTTTTAACGAGGCGCAGGATACGATCAAGGATGCGTTCAAGAATGCGGTGAGTCTCAACGCCAAGAACATGGTCATCTTGGAGTGTCTTCTTCGTGCCAGGCAGTGTATGATCTGGCCCCAGATGTATCTCAACGGTGTCGCGGTTAAAAACGAGACTGTGCCGACGAGATGGACGGGGCGATCGAACAAGATGGAGACACTGTTCAGGATGATTCAGGAACACCCCGATGAGAAGTCCTTGATTTTTTGTCAGTTCAGGGGTGAGATGAATTACATTCAGCGTCAGTTGAAGTGTCCGGTCTTCAGGATCGATGGTTCAGTCCCGAAGGAGGAACGTGTCAAGCAAATCGAAGGTTTCAAGAAGGTGCCTGGAGGTGCGGTTTTCATCATCCAGATCAAGAGTGGGGGTCAGGGTCTCAACCTCCAAGAGGCGACCCGGGTATATATCACCGGACCCTCGTGGAATCCCGCGACCGAACTCCAGGCGATCGGTCGGAGTCATCGAACGGGGCAGACACAGACGGTCAATGTGAAAAAGTTGATCTACAAAGAGTGTGACCGTTTCGTGAGTGTGGAGGAAGAGATGATGGCACTCCAAGGTCACAAGTCGATCGTGTGTTCGGAAGTTCTCAACGACGATCGCGTAAAGACACAAATCCCCGTCAATCGTACATCGGACAGGATTTCAATTCTCGACATTAAGAAAATTTTCCGCGCATAAGGTAAAAATGACTGTTGGATCTCGTGCTGAAGTGTTTCACGGTAACGCGGACAAGACCCCCGGTGGTCTCTCGAAGAAGGACTTGATCATGAAGGATGGTCGTATCGTGTCCAAGGCAGCGTCCAAGGCGGCGCTCAAGCGTATGAAGAAGGAAGGTAAGAAGGCGATGGTGAAGGTGTTCAAGCCCAAGAAGACTGGGTTCAAGCTCCAGCCCAAGGTTGGTACCGTGGAGTACGAGAAGAAGATTGCTAAGATGCAGTAAAATTTTGTAACTATAGAGTAAGAATGTCTCTCAAGCGCTGGGAAGACTCAGTGAAAATTGCCAAAATCAAACTAGGAATAGACCCGAAGGAATTTACCAGGATTCAAGGTAAATTACTCAAGGAAGCTCAGAGGATATATCGTATCTTGATGATGAATAAAAATATTGACAAAAAGTAATAATGGCTTCGACCAACCAGAACCAGGTGCCAAACAACCTCGCGCGTAATCCCAATGTTGCTCCCGGAAACAACGCTCGTGGAAACAACAACGCTCGTGGAAACAACAATGCTCCCGGGAACAACGCTCGTGGAAACAACAACGCTCGTCGTAACAACGGGAACTCTAACATGGCCCGGGCGCGTGGCAAATCTCTCGCTGAACAGGCACAGTCTCAAGGGTATGCGATGGCTCAGAAGGCGCACGAACAGGCACTCGCGATGGTGCAACAGGCACAGCTCCAGGCTTTGGAAAAGGCGAAACAGGTTGCCATCGCGAGGGGTCTCCAGTTTAACGCGAATGTTCCCACGAATTACCTAGACACACAGGGGCGTCGTATCATGCAAGGTGCTAACGGTGGTACGTACGTAAACACTGCGAGTGGTCGCAATTATAAGCCGACACCCGCGTTTTTGAACCAGATGGGTACGAACGTCGTGTCCCAAGTCGGTGGGAACCAACCCAACGTACCAAAATAAAAGTATAACTGTATAATAAAACAACATGGCGTTCGCCGCTCTAGCGAAAAGTGCACTCAAGTCTGCCGCCAAGTCTGCGGCCGCGGAAGCGAAAGGTATGGCGAAGAATCTCGCGAAGGAAGCCGCCGGCGAGCTCAAGGCGGCCGCGAAGGCCAAGTCCCAGCAGATGACCCAGAATGCGATCAAATTTGGAACGGCGAAGCTGAACCAGGCTCAGACGCGCGTTGCAAACAAGATGGGTGCGATGGCGGTTGGTGTGCAGGCTGGTGCCCCTGTGATGGTGGGTCCCCGTGGTGGTAACTTCCGCCTCAACAGCAGGGGGCAGCGTCTTCCTATGCTTCCTGTTCGTTAGGTAAGACAAACTGAAACCCCTTTAGATTTTGGGGTTCGTAAACCACAAGTTGATATAATTTCCAAGTACATCCAAACATCCTATTCAAGAAATACACGCTATTGAGTTCAACAATGGCATGCCCAGAATTCCTTGCATAGAGACCGTTTGTAACCTCATCCCTAATGGGATTCTTGTCAGAATTGTAAACCGTAGCTTTGATGTTATCTTCCATATCCGTGTCAACCTTTACCCGAAATTTCGGTTCACGGTCACCGGACATTTTAACGTTTGAATTAAACATGGGTTCGAGTTCTTCCTTGGTCATTGGTTTACCAAAAATAGACGCACTCTGTTCAATGACAGAGTCCATGACCATATCTTCAATTTTTCGTATAGACTCATAAAACTTCTTCATGTAGCTCCCATCTTCATCGTAGCCCTTGATGGCAAAGTCGATGTTGTACTTTGTCTGTCCAACTTCGGGTGTGAATCCTGAAACTCCAAATGGCATGTACATGCGCGGGAACTGCATGCGAAAGGGTGTCCCCTGTTTTGTGCTGATGACGATCTTTCGGTTATTGTATTCATTGAGTTGGATATTTTCAACAGCTTTGTCCATGAGTTTCTGAGTATGTAACACGTAAAAACTTTAAGCCGAGCACGCCACACACTCTGGTTCTAAACTAAACTGGATTGGTCGAGCTTTCGCTTTAGATCGGAGGTAGTACATCCCCGTTTTCAGTCCAGCCTTCCATGCGTACATGTGCATTGAAGACAACTTAGACATCGTCGGACTTTCCATGAACAGGTTCATAGATTGAGATTGATCAATAAATTGACCCCTGTCCGCTGCCATGTCGATAATGCACTTTTGGCTAATTTCCCAGACAGTCTTGTAAAGATTCTTAATATCATCTGGTATATCCACAATATTTTGTACAGAACCACCCGCCTTGACCATGAGATCCTTCATTTCCTTTGACCACAGACCACGTTTTTTGAGATCGTTTACGAGATGGTTATTCACCACCACGAATTCACCGGCGAGTGTGCGTCGGAGGTAGATGTTCGTCGTGTACGGCTCGAAACATTCGTTATTACCCAAGATCTGAGCCGTGGAAGCAGTGGGCATGGGAGCCATGAGGAGACTGTTTCGAAGTCCCTTGGTTTTGACACGCTCACGCATCGCGTCCCAATCATATCGTCCACTGAACTTGGTCTCACCCTCCCACATGTCCGGCTGAAGAATACCCTGAGACGCGGGAGACCCTTCGAAACTCTCATACGACCCCTCGACTTCAGCGAGTTCGGACGACGCCTCGAGGGCCGCGTGGTACATCGTCTCGAAGATGTGGGCGTTCATGAGACGAGACTCTTCACAGTCGAAGGGGAGACCACAAAGAATAAACACATCGGCGAGACCCTGAACACCGAGACCGATGGGACGGTGTTTCATGTTCGATCGACGGGCAGTTTCGACCGGGTAGAAATTACGGTCGATGACACGGTTCAGGTTCTTCGTGACAGTTTTGGTGACTTCATGAAGCTTCTCGTAGTCGAACGTCTTCGTCTCTTTGTTCACGTACTTGGGAAGGGCGATGGACGCGAGATTACACACGGATGTCTCATCCTTGTCGGTATACTCCAAAATTTCAGTACACAAGTTGGAACTCTTGATGACCCCCAAGTTTTTCTGGTTACTCTTGGCGTTACACGCATCCTTGTACAACATGTATGGTGTTCCAGTCTCCGTTTGACTCTTCAGAATCGCCTTCCACACGTCGGCGGCGGGAATGGTCGCGTTGGCGAGACCCTCCTCTTCGTACTTGGTGTAAAGTTCCTCAAAATCTTTACCGTAACAATCGGAGAGACCCTTAGCCTTGTCCGGGCAAAAGAGAGACCAGTTACCACCTTCTTCGACACGCTTCATGAAAAGATCGGGGATCCACATAGCCGAGAAGAGATCGCGACACCTCGCTTCTTCATCACCTTGGTTCAGGCGCAACTCCAAAAACTCCATGATATCCGAGTGCCATGGTTCTAGATAGACGGCGATCGAACCCTTACGGCGACCCGCCTGATTCACGTACCGGGCGGTCGCGTTGAAGACCCGAAGCATCGGAATGATACCATCAGACTGACCGTTTGTACCCCGAATACGAGACTTGTTACCACGGATGTTATGAATGTGCATACCGATACCACCCGCCCACTTGGAAATTTGGGCACACTCAGTCAGGGTTCCGTAAATGCCATCGATGGAATCATCCTTACCCGCGATGAGGAAACACGAGGACATTTGGGGTCGAGGTGTACCGGCGTTGAAGAGAGTCGGGGTCGCGTGAATGAAAAACCCTTGTGACATTTTGTCATAGGTTTCCAGAACCGCCGGGATATCCTTCCCGTGAATACCGATCGCGACGCGCATGAACATGTACTGCGGTGTCTCGATGAGTTTACCGTCGACACGCTGGAGGTAACTCTTCTCGAGCGTCTTGAGACCAAAGTAGCCGAATTCAAAGTCGCGGTCCGTCTTGATGTGCTCCTTGACTTGTTGCGCGACTTCGACAACTTCATCTGTGATCACATCAGCTTTTTGGAGTTTACGCATCGCGAGGTGAAAGTTGTTGGGGCACACCTTCTGGATGTTACTCGCCACGATTCGGGTAGCGAGAATTTCATAGTCGGGGTCGGACGTGATCATACCGACACAGATTTCGGCTGAAAGAGTGTCGATTTCTTGGGTCGTGATGTTATCGTACATCGACGAAAAAACCTGTTGTGCAACCTTCGAAGAATCACATTTATCGGAGAGTCCGTATGTTAAGTTCTTGATCCTATTGGTGACATTGTCAAATTTCATATCCTCAATACGACCTGAGCGTTTAATGACCCTCATATATCTACACTTCCCGTTTTATTTTTAACTTACTTCTTGCAGGTCAAGTCGGCACTCCGGACAGTGGCGGTTCCGAGCGTCTCCATGCGACGATCGGGTTGGAGAAGATAGGTGTTCACGTAGAAGGGACCCTCTTCACCCGCCTTCGCCACGGGGGCGTAAGATCCGATGAAACAGGAGGGTGCACTACAAGCGATCGTGTCTACTGAGTTTGGACCCTTGGCATACGCCTTGTCAAAATCGACGTAGTTCAGCATTTACTATTGACACACAATTTTTTTCGGGATGTATATTAAATGAGTAATCTCCACCTGAATTCTGTCAAGCAGTGTGAGACTCCATTGAATACACTCTTTTTTTCCGAGTTCAACAAAAATCTTCTTCAGCGTGGAATTCGTCAGGCGTTTAAGGATCGTACTGGGATATCCATCGATTACCAAAACCCTGACGATCTTTACGGAATCATGCGGGTCGTGTTCATCAACAACTCTGGTGATCATCACAAAGAAGTGAACAAACAAGTCAAAGCTATGAATGCTCGTGTCATCGACACTGCCCTGTCGCAGATCCAAACAGGGGTATCTCAATACATCGCGTACGTGAGTGATATCGATACCACACGAACGCTCCTCGATCAACCTGTAAACACGAGTACTGTAGGTAAGAAAATACCCTACAACAACAAGATCGGACTCAACTGACTTAAAGTTAGAAATCCCCAATGAAGTAAGTATGAGCTTGAATTATTACAAGGCTGAGACGGAGCGAGTATGTAAATCTAAGGGATGGGACCGAGCACCCATCGATACTGTATGGCTCCTCCTTTCCGAGGAAGTTGGTGAACTCGCATCAGCCATTCGACAGTACAAGAAGATGTACAAGAAGACGAACTTGAAGAAGGAACGAGGTACGGATGTCATGATGGAGATGGGAGATGTCTTCAGTTATCTTTTCCAGTTGGCACACATGCTAAACGTAGATCTCGATCAGATGTGGGAAGAACACCGGTTCAAAATGAACGACAAAAAATATAATCTGAAGTAGTAGTAACAGCTATGAGTAAGTTTATGCTCAGCGATGAGGATGCCATTAACGATGTGAATCCATTTGTCACACATGATTTCTCACTTCCAGGAAGTGTGCGACAGAGTGGAGGGTTTGATAATTTTTCCAATGTATCCGGGAGTGAAGGTCTGAGTGAACCCAGTGAAAGTGTTTACTGTAGCATCGGGTCATGTGAAACACAAACTGCACCTACTCTCGCGTTCGGTGCGATTCACCCTCGAAGGAACATAGATACCGGGTTCGTGTGTGATACACCCGAAAAGATGAAGGTTGGTGTCGCGAAACAAACCCGAGTTCCGTACTTTGGTATTTTCTTGATTGCTCTTTTTATAATTCTTGCTCTATCGTTTGTACGACGGTGAGGAAGTACTCCAAACGATCTAATTTGAGACACTCTTCAATGCACTGACGCACGTGTTTCTTACAGAACTTTATGATACACTCTCTCTGCCAAGCACTTTTCATATTAATAATGGGTGGCTGGAAGCTGGGATCTAGAATTTTTGTCGCGTGTGCGAGACGAACGTATACGTTTATGTCACGCTTGTAATAGAGGAGTGAGTCAAGTGCGAGTTCAGCCATTCGCTGTCTAACCTCCAACGTCTTTTCGACCATGATGTCCAAAAACTTGATGTACGGGATAGTATTCTTCTTGGCTTCGAAGAGTTGCCAATCCGCGAGAGGTTCGGTATTCATGTAATCCGTGTACGTCTCGTATCCCTTTCCGCGGACATACGAATCATACACAATTTCCACGTAAGTGAGATCGGAATCTATGTCATGTACAACTTTCGCAGACTTAAAGAAGGAACTCATATACTGACATAAAGAATATATTCTTTAAACACCTAAGTAGTTAAACGAGCATCTGCTAATTTATGAACAAATGTACTCGACGATCGCAAACAATTCATTTTCCTATCTCCTCACGATAGATGAGTTTAGGAATGCTTTCCCAGAAGACTTCAAGCCCTCGTGGATAAAGATCACGACGATTACGATGGTGTCAAACTTTATCCAAAACATCGACATCAAGCGTCTCCGTGCCGTGTTTGAAGATGTCGGGACGTACAGGATGAAGCGTTCCGGTACAACGACGGAGGGTTTTGAATGGAAGTTGAAGCCGACGACGTTTTACAATCAAGTGACACTGACCTACCACGACTCGTACAGTACCAAGTCTGTCAAAGTGTTCCCCAACGGCTCCATTCAGGTCGCCGGATGTTGTGATCTCTTTGACTGCAAGCGCATCATCACGCAGTTGATTCACATTTTCAAAGTCTTTTTGGATTTGAAAATCGAAGTTTCTAGTGATTCTTTCAGGGTTGTCATGATTAACTCGAATTTCAGTCTCAATTACAACATCAACCTGATGAAAGTGTCCGATTGGTTTGAAAGGTACAATGACATTTTCAAAGTATCGTTTGAGCCCGACAGGTATTCTGCTGTGAAGATAAAGTTTAAGCCAGCCCATGAGATGAAGGAGATTACATGCAGTATCTTCAGTACCGGTAAAATCATCATCACTGGCGCAGAAACACTCAAGGAAATTGCCTTTGCATACAACATTATCAATCAACACATCAACGAAAATCCTGAGATTCGAGTGTCTCGCACAGAGGATACAGATGTGTTTGATATTTTCCTAGGGTACAAATGTGACCCATTCGTGAAACATCTGAAGAGTAAGGGTTTTGAATCGTGGATGAAGACGATTACGAATAGACAAATTAATTTCTAACTTTATAGTAATCAAAATGTCTCAACGACTTGGAATGGCCGATGGACGCTGTTTCACGATCAATACGTCAGCCCAACTGCTGAACAACTATGTCATGAAGAAGAATGACATCACCTTCGAAGACAATTATTCGTACCGCCAGCTTCTCCAGAAGCAGGGTCCCGAGCTCCTCTCGAAGATTCAAGATGAGCAGGGTAAGGGTAAGTGCAACTCGTGTGATAAGCCCCTCATCGACGCGTCGGGTATCTACTAACTGAGCTAAATCACGATAAAAACTTTAATACCATACTCTAGAATGTCCACATGTTCTATATGTCTAAATGAAGTCAGGTCGACGAGGACTAACCCTCCGATTCGCTGCGGACATATATTTCATACCCACTGTCTAGAGCTGTGGAAATCCCAAGGTAAGAACACATGCCCCACGTGTAGGAGAGTGTTTGATGTTTCTCAATTTAAAGTAGATGTTACGATTCATAATAATTACACACAAGTATCTAATGTCGTCTCACTAAACGAAGATTCTATCCTAGACGTACTAGACCTGTTCGATATATCATTCGAAGCAGAAAACGCACTCGACCTGAACAGTATTCTCTCAGACCTTGGGATAACCCTTGCCGACTTTGATGCCGCTATCCTTGACACAGAATGAACTACAATACTTATCATAGTTTAACTCGTTATACTTTCTCGAAGCTGTTCGAGGATCCTTAATCACTTTACCATTCGCATCACCTAACAGGGGCCCAGTCGCCCAACCACGTTTATGACTAAACACATTCGCTTTGAATGTGATACGTTGCCCAACCTTAAATGGACCACCCTTCTTGACTCTTGACTCGGGAATCTTGAAAAACGTGGCGACGGACTTGATCGTATCACCGGGTTTGATCTTATACTCGACGACACCGTGTTGTTTGTAAAAGTGAAAATCACCTTGTCGAATATAATTTGTGGGTCTACCAGATGACACGAACATCATGATTTTGTAGTACCCCTTCTTACATTTTTTGTCACCGTCAATTTTGTACACATTTTTAGGGTTATCAGAAATAACGCGCTTGGGTAATCCATCACACGAGGTGTAATTGTGTCTGACGTTAGACATACCAGACCGATCACCGGGTATGGACTTTTGCCAACGATACGCTTCGTAGTCTCCGACTGCGTACGCGTAGCAGTTGTTGTTGGGGATACCTTTGTTTGATCCCCAGCGTCGGTTGGTAAATTTACTTTCAGATCCACTTAACGGAAGGTCTTTCGACTTCGGTTTAGGTTTCGGCTTTGGCATCTATAATCTACCTAGAAAAAAAATATCAGCATGTAATAAATGTTCAACAACCTCATCAAGTCCGAAAACAAGGATGATGTCTTGAAGCAGCTCCTCGTGTTCGTGCTGTCGATTCTCATCAGCACCTTCATCCTCCGCCTCGTGTGGAACTCTTCGCTCGTGAAGCACATCACCGTGCTCAAGCCCATCAACTCGATGCTCGACGCGTTCATCCTCTCCATTTCCATCAGGGTGATCGCCGGTCTTGACCGTTAAATTTTACGCACATATGTTCAGTTACTCGTTCCATTTATAAACATTTATCCATGTATTATAAATGTCATCCACTGTATTCAACATCGGAAACAAGAAGGTCACGCTCAAATACACCAGGAAAATGCCCCGTGGTGAAGTTGAACGGATGAAATCATTCGTCACTAAGAGTGGTGAGAAACTCGTCAAGACTTCAAAGTTTAAGATACTCTCTGAAGTTGACGAAGGTACGAAGAGGGTTTTTAAGGTTGACAAATCTTCTTTTTGAGCATATTACGTTCCTCATTTGATAGGCCGTTCACGTAGTTGTTTATCTTTTTGGTTCCTCCAACAAACTTCATGGCGTTCCTTACGTTTTGAGGTGTCCTCTTTTCCCTCTCAGCCTTGTTCTTAGCCAAAGCCCTATCGTATGCAAACTTTCTGACAAATTCACGCTTCTTACCCTTTGCATCGACGAAAGAGAACTTCTCCTTGAGACGAACGGGTGTGGGTGTCTTACCCTTGGTAGCCTTAATTTCCTTGACTCTGGCATTTAGCTTATTCGCAGCCTTCTTCCTCCCACTTTCAATCTTCGCTGCATATTCCATCATATTGGAAGGGGACATCACCCCGTAGGGTGCGTTAGCCTTTGGGGTTGGACTGGCTGTTTGAATCTCGGGGACTGGGTTGGGGCGCACAACACCAGGTCTCCTTCGGGGTGCCGGTTTGGCTCTGGGCTTAGCAAGTACAGCTGCAGCCCTCTTAATCGCACTGTTCATCTTCTTCTTCCTTTCCGTGGTTGAGAGTTTGGGGCTGGGAGTCTTAGCCTTGGCCTTAGGTGTCTTGAGCTTAGGAGGAGTCTTAGCCTTGGGAAGCATTTTGAGAGCCTCTGAGAGAGTCTTTGGTCTATTCGGTGATTTCTCACCAGTTAAGAATGGGTGTGTCAAAATAGTCTTGAAGGTGGGAAGGTTTGCTCGGAGGGCGACGTGGTAATCTGAGAGTAGATATCCCTGGCTGGTAAATTTTCCGTTATACTCGAGGAACTCTTTATTTGGTATGAGTTCTTCGATGAAATTTTTAATAGCTCGCTCCTTAGCATTTCCTGGCTGTCTCACCTTAACATAAATGATATACAAGAACCTATGAATATCATAGTAAATCGTACCTGGACCTATTCCATGTCCGTATATACCCGCGTGTTCGTATCCACCATCACTCGTTTCCGGGTTTGGCATACGTTTGGACCAGTAAGATAAACCAAAATCAATGATAGTCGCTTCCACACCAGCGTTTGTACGCTTATACTTTTTGATATCTGGTGAACCGAGACGACTCCTAAAAGATCCACCTGGGTCGTTTCGAATTACTTTACGACCGAGGTCAACGTCCCATGTGTATTGGGTCTTGAGAGCATTTGGATTAACCATCACATTACCTCCATGTAAATCGCGGTGACGGAAGTCTGGAAATTTTTGGTTAATTCGGTAGAGATTATCAAAAACCTGTATAATTACAGACTTCATCGCATCAAGAGATGGTTTAGTTTTCCACCACGAATTAAACGACATACCATTAAGAAGTTCCATATAAAGAATATCCTTGGGTTTGGTACGTTCTTTTGGTTGGACCAACGTACCATTCTTTTTACGCACCTTTTTAGGTGTTTTATCTTGGATGGGGCACTTCTTAAAGAGGTACATCTCAGGAACCGCAAACTCCTTCAATTTTTCGGCAACCTTGAATTCAAACTCAAAGGCACCATCAGTACTTTCCGATGTATCTATCTCTTTGTACGCGACATACCGACGACCGTTATCATTAATACTTCCACGGTATGTCTTACCAAAAGCACCTTCACTCAGTGGCTTACCCTTACCAGTGCGAAGGGTTGGTGAGTTGTAACTGGGAACCTTCAAGAAGTGTTCTGGGATACAAGCCCTCTCACCTTTGAGTAACTTTTTGAGATTACTCTCAATGTTCTTATTAGACATACTTACTTGTTGTTAAGAAGTTATTTTCAACTTAACAAGAAGGGGGGGAGACGAGTCCATAGGACTCGGAACTTGGATTTTTTACTGATCGTCAACCTCCTCATCTTCAATCTCGTCAACCTCCTCCTCTTCCTCATCAGGGAGGTTGAGACCCTGGAAGGCGAAGGAGGGAAGCTTGGCGGATTGCTCGAAGAGAGCCTGTTGGAGACGAATGGTCACACCGAACTTGTTGTCGATGAACCAAATCTGGTTGAGATCGATAATGGCCATCGCCTTCTGACCCTTCTCGATGCTATCAAGAGTGACCATCTGCTTGCTCATGTTGTAGCACTCGGGAACGAAGGAACCGTCAGACTTGGTCAGGATCTTAAGCTTCATGGTAGAGGGGTACTGCTCCTTACCGGGGCGAACGATGGGCTTGTAGAGGGCCTCCTTGAGTACGGCGACGTTGAACTCCTTGCCGAGCCACTCCTTAGAGTTGGCCGCGACGGTGTTGACAATCTTCTCGTCGAGCTCCTTGAGCTTGTCGTGAAGCGCCATGGCATCCGCGTTATCGGGATCGAAAGAGAGGTCGAGAGAGTACGAGGTACGTCCGGTCGCCTCATCAGTGTAGGCACTCAGACCGTAAGGAGAGCGTAGGAAAGGAAGCTGCACGTAGAGCTTTTTGTTGTCGCCCGCGTTGAGGTAGACGGCCTTGCCGCCATTCTTGTTCTTGCGAAGTTTCGAAAACTGCACGTTGGCAGGGGAGAAATCGGAGGATTGCTGGATAGTGAGAGACATTGTTGGTTGGTTATATCTTTACTAGGTGGCTCGACTTTAAGTAAGTTTTTTTGTTGACATATATCATAAGAAAACATGGGTCTCTTTAAGGACTGTGGATGTGGATGTAACGGTAAGAAGCAAGAAGAGAAATTCATCATCTCGATCATTTCGGCGTTGACATTTTACGTGATCGCCAACCCAATGACCTTCCGGTTCGTCAGGGGACTCTTAGGATCGCGCATCGCGTCTCCTAACGGTTGTCCTACCGCGTTTGGATTGGTCATTCACGCGATTGTCTTCATGTTCATCGTGTGGGGCATGATGAACATAAAGAAGGATACACCTTCGTGTTCTAACGCGACAAAGAAGGTGAAGAAGGGTACCAAGACGGTCGTGCCCATGGCGGAAGCTCCTGATCCCGAGCCTGGGTTTAAGGAGGACAAGATACCTGAAAAGGTGGACACGGGTAAGGTTCTCGAACCATTTGAGATTGGTGTCGATGGCGGCCTCTTCAATTAAAACTCTTCGTCGAACGCGATATTTTCGGAATCGTCGTCTAGTTTTCCATAATCACCTACACGTTTCTCGAAAAAGTTTGTCTTTCCATCCAGTGAAATATTCTCCATGAAATCGAAAGGATTTTTGGAGTTCCAAATGGGAGGCTGTCCAATCTGTTTCAAGAGACGATCGGAGACGTACTCGATGTACTCAGACATTTTATCCGAATTCATACCGATGAGATTACACGGGAGTGCATCGATGATGAACCCCTTTTCAATTTCAACCGCTTCTTTGACGATCGAATGGATGACTTCTGTCGAAGGTTTGTTACGAAGAAGTTTGAAGAGTTCAACGGCAAACTCTTGGTGTAGCCCTTCATCTCGAGAGATGAGCTCATTACTAAAACAGAGACCGGGCATGAGTCCTCTTTTCTTAAGCCAAAAGATGGCACAAAAACTTCCAGAAAAGAAGATACCTTCGACACAGGCGAAGGCGAAAAGACGTTCAGCGAACGGACGGCTCTTGTCAAACCATTTCATGGCCCACTGAGCTTTGTTTTGGATGCAAGGAATCGTCTGGATAGCCTCGAAGAGTTGTTTCTTTTCGGACGAATCTTTGATGTATTTATCGATGAGTTTGGAATAGGTCTCACCATGAACCATCTCATTGTGAGACTGATACGCATAGAACGAACGAGCTTCAGAGATTTGCACCTCATCGGCAAAGTTGTTGTTGATGTTTTCAAAAACGATACCATCGGAACCAGCAAAAAATGCGAGAATGTATTTGATGAATTTTTGTTCATTGTCATTTAGGGTTTTCCAGTCTTCTAAATCTTTCGAAAAATCCACCTCCTCGGCAGTCCAGTTGGACATCTGAGCCTTCTTATAAAGCTCCCAGAGATGGGGATATTTCAGGGGAAAGACTGTAAACCGGTTCAACGTGGGAGCGAGGATGGGTTCATATTCTTCTTCTATGTAATCCTGAAAATCAAAGTATGTTCCGACAAGACGGTCGTCAATACATATTTGAGGATAGGTTGTCGCGGATCCACCACATATTTTTTTGAGTTCCTCTTTGTCGACCATGACCTTCTCATAGTCGAGTCCCTCTGTCTCACAAAGAGTGACGGCGTGGTCGCAATACTGACATCCTTCCTTTGAATAAATAAAAACTTTCATCTGTGATATTATCGCTGATTATTTTTTGTGAGAAAACTCTAAGCATGATTGTGCCTTCTGAAATAAATCAGGATGATATAGTAAAAGTTTTAGTAAACGAAGATGGTATCGAAGATGAGATGTATGCCGTCGTCGCAATGAATACAGGTCGAACACTGGGTCTCCATTACCTAAGTCCTACCGATTCTATATACAAATCCGCCTGTGTATACAAACTCGACAAGAGTGAAATGAGTCCCGCACCGTACGATAGTCTCATGGAACATTATCCCACCGGAACGACGTTCGAGGATCTCGAGATGAAGCGCGTAGACGCAGACATGTATTCCATGTACTCTGAAATTGACATAGAAGATAGTGACAGTGATGTACACGAGATGCCACTCGAGAGTGATACCGACTCCGAAATGGCGGATTTCGTCGTTCCCGACTCGGAAGTGGAAGGTCAGAACATCATGCCACCGGATTATGCGGCGGTCGACAAGGAATGGAATGAATGGAAACCATCTTCCGTGGGTGCCCGCAGTTTCAAGGAAACTGTGGATATGATTGAAACCCGCGTCAGACGCCTAAGTCAATGATGCGTTTTTACAAAAATAAATAAAAGATTGGTCAGAACAAAACAATGCTGGCAACTATATGGTCTGACATAGACACTCTATTACAACAAAATACCGAAGAAAAGCCAGTGAATATAAATTTGTGTCGTGAATGTACAGGTGTGAAAATCTTTTCACCCGAAGGGTTACCGACGTGTTCAGAATGTGGACTCGTCGAAGATCGCTACGTAGACGATACCGCTGAATGGACGAGTGGTATGAATGACGATGGTAAAGTGAACGACCCTTCGAGATGTGGGAATCCAAACTCAAACCCTGAATTGTTTTCACAAAATTGGGGAAAAGGAACGATCATCTCGACACAGCATTCATCGACGTATGAGAATAAGCGAATGGCGAAGATTAACTTTCATATGTCCATGAATCACAAAGATCGATCACTCTTTCATGCGTATCGTGACATCGATGAAGCGTGTCACACATTACCGGAAGTGGTTCTGAAAGACGCGAAGATGATGTACCGAAAATTCAACGAGGAGAAACTGACACGAGGGGCTGTGCGTTTGGGTATCAAGGCGAACTGTGTCTTGTACGCATGCCGTCTCGCGAAACATCCGAGAACGACGAAAGAAATCGCGGATATGTTTGGTATCCAATCAAAAGATGTGAGTCGGACAACCCAGATTTTTAAGGATACGATCATGGGTATGACGGAAAAGAATTATGTGACGAAGGCGTTCGACGTGATGAACAGACTTTTGAATTCATTCGAAGTGACGAGAGAGGAGAGACTAAAGTGCAATCAGTTGTGCAAGGCGACAGATGACTGTGCCGAACTCATGAGTAAAACACCGAATAGTGTGGCATCTGCCATCATTTATATCGTCATGGGGACGAAGGTGAAAAAGGCGGAACTGTGTGAAAAGTGTAACATATCTGTTCCGACACTCAACAAAATTGAAAATCTGATTAAAAAGCACTTAGAGGCGAAAGCGTAGTAATAGAATATGGTGAAGTTGTTTTTAGCCACACCGTGTTACGGTGGATTATGCTTAGAGAAGTACATGTCTAGCATTATCAAACTTCAGATCCTTTTAATACAAGAAGGTATTCAGATGTATTTGGACACCACAGAAAACGAATCACTCGTACACCGCGCCCGTAATGTTTCTGTAGGACGTTTCATGCAAAAAACAGATTGTGAATATTTCATGTTTATCGACGCAGATATCCACTTCGACCCCGCAGCAGTCGTGCGTCTCGTCAAATCGGAACACGATCTCTCCGTTGCGTGTTATCCAAAAAAGGTTGTGATGTGGGATCAGGCGGCAGAGGCGGTCAAAAGAGGGGATGAACGCGATATGTCAATGCTTTCCTCAAGTCTTGTGATCAACTTTGGAGCGCAGAATAGACCCATCACGAATGGATTTATCGAAATCTTGGATGGACCCACCGGATTCATGGTGATCAAACGTTCTGTCTTCAAGACACTCGAAGAGAAGTTTCCCGAACTCTGGTGTAAAAACGACCATCAAAATAGAGACTTTGATGATTACCACGCGTGTTTTGACTGTATGATCGACCCGGGTAATCGCCGATATCTTTCCGAAGACTATGCATTCTGTCGTCGTTGGCAACAAGCTGGTGGTAAAATTTACGCAGACGTGAACACGACACTAGGTCATGTCGGTAATCTTCCATTCGGTGGATGCCTCAATGATAGGCTTAAGGTTTAGATGACTATTCATGAATAGATGAATATCGTCACTCTACTTGTCACGAGGTCCAAGGCATGCCACGTGAAGACGCTTCACTCGGTACTGCGACTGAACATTAGATGTATTCAGAAAAATGTCAAGAATGAAATTGCCTACGTCGATGACGACCCATATAAAAAAGCGGAGGCGATCCAACGATACATGAAGACACACGATCGTATCATTTTCATTGATTTCGGAATTGGTGTAGATGACGGCTCTCTCGATCAGTGCTTTGAAAAACATGAAGGTGTCGGGTGTCTCGTGTTCCCTGGTGTGAAAGAAGGTATCGATTGGGACATGTTCAAACAGAAAGTGAAAGATGGTATCGACGAACCCGCGTCACAGATGGGACTTCACTTCGATACGGAAGTTGGTAAGAAGGTTGGAAAGGATATCTATCAGGTTACGAAGACGGATGCGCGCGCATGGATGATGAACGTGAAGAATGTTTCAAAGACACTTCAGAAACATAAAGATCAAAAAGTGAGTCCGAAGATGTTTGAGAAATTTTCACAACAAGGTGTGCGAGTTTGTGCATTTACAGCATCTAAGTTGACGATGACATACACACATGAATGTGTGAGTAACATCTTGAATGCAGCAGGTGTGAAAGTAAATTAAAGTTTTTACACACGTTTAAAACATGTCTATAAAGCCGGAATCCCCGCTTTACAAATATGTTGTGGAGTTTATCCATACGACATGGGGGAGTAAGGACTACTTCCCTGGTCCTCAACCCATCTCCATCGAATATAGACACTTTCCAATTCTTAAGAAGGGTGACTACGTCGTATGTGAAAAGACGGATGGTGAACGTCACATGATGGTTGCACTGATGTACGAAGGAAAGAAGAAGTGTCTTTTCGTGAATCGGTCATTCAACATGTTCGAAGTGTCGCTCAATCTCAAAAAGAATGTGTACGACGGAACAATCTTGGATGGGGAACTATATGAAAATACACTTATGATTTATGACGCTGTTCTTGTATGTGGTAAATCGGTGTGGAATTCAAATCTGTTGGACAGGCTTGGCTACGCCAAATTCGGTGTTGTCGATCCAGTCATCTACATGAAGATGGACAAGTATCGTCTTCAGATGAAAGAGTTTCATCATATGAGAGATTTCAAAGATTTTATGGATGAATATCTTCCCAATGTCAAACAAGAGGTTGACGGACTCGTCTTCACACCGATTAATGAACCCATCCGTATCGGGACACACGAGACAATGTTCAAATGGAAGCCACAGATGAAAAACACTGTAGACTTTCTCATGAAACGCGAACCTTCGAGAGAAACACCCGGTTGCGTTCCAGGTCGCCCCGCGTGGAGACTGTATGTTCAGGAAAAGGGGAAACTCTTTTTTGAATCTGAGATTCCACACAATCGGATGGAAGATAAGCCGTGGTTCGAGGATGGAGCGATCGTCGAGTGTATGTACATGGGATGGGAAGAACCGATGTGGTGGAAACCACTCAAGAGGCGACATGACAAGACATACCCTAATAACCGCCGGACATTCTACCGGACGATCGTGAACATCAAGGAGAATATTAAGATGAAGGAGTTTTTAGATTGTAGACCATGAAGTAAAACCCACCTTGCTCAGGGAGATCATGGCGTTTAATCGTTTCATCATCGATGAGATGCCATTTATTTCGAAGTTTTACGAAACTCACATAGTGACCGGTATGTTGACGACCGACATGTAAAGCACTCGACACGAGATTATACTCGTACTTATCGATGAGTAGATTTTCTATAATTTTAATATGACTTTTCCGATCAAACGAAATCATCAACACTTGTGGCAACTTTGAAAAGAGCATACGTGTCGTCGCGACGTGGTGCACCTTTCCATGTTCATCCTCAAAGTTTTCTATAGTATTCCAGTCCGTACTTTTCAACAACATCTTTTCCATATCTGTCCCATCGGAGGTTATCAAATGAACACCGAAATCTTCTTCATTCGATGTCTTACCACCGGGCCATATCGTTTCCTGTGTCTTCTTCCCGTAAAACCATGGCTTTATTTCTGGTCTAGAAGTCTCTAAAATGTCGATGATGCACATGATCGCTTCCTGAACATCATGCTGTTCATTCGACCCGAAACGTGGAAACTTTTCTCGGAAGTGTCCGATGAGTGTATTTATGTCTATGCTATCACGACCTTTCGTCCAATATGATTTGATGAGGTTGGAATATTCCGTCGTAAATGCACAGTCTCCGTCATATGGATACCGTAAGAAGAAGTTACTCAATACAGGAATGTATAAGAGACATTGAATCGCCGTATTGAAATAGCAGGTGTTTCCTCTGTTGTCGAAACCCTTCATTACATTTTTTGAATAAAAAAGGCTTAAGTAAATGACGCGATGGTCAAATGTAAACAAAAATCATGGATATCAAAACGATCACTGAAAAAGTCAAGGGTGTCTTTGATGCACACAAAGATGAGGAGCACGTAGAAGTCGAGATTCGTCTCGGTAAACACAATGGTGCCTTGTTCGACACGAATGTGGGTAGGGATACATTTGAAAGAGTCCTCAAGGGTTTGAAAAAGTATGACGGTTGGGAAACGACTAAGACAACGACGACTGAAGTATATTACGACGACACGAACGGTATTCGAATCTCATCCGATGAAGATACGGGTGAACAGAGTATGGTTCAGAAGATTAACGTCGTGAAGGAAGATTTCAAGTGTGAACCACTCGATGTCCGTTTTAGTATTTCCAGAGAGATTCCTACACATGGATCATATGAAATGGACCGTAAACGTTCAAAGTTTCGACATTCATTTGTTCGGAAAAATCTGAGCATCGACATGACAGTTTCTTCGGGTGATACTGTTGACATGGATTCCGAGGATGCTTCTTCTTATCAAGTCGAACTCGAGATTGTGAAACCAGGTGATGTCAAGTCGTACAACGAACTTTTCAACATCCTTTACAAGATTCACGATCTTTCAAAATTAATCTAGATGAGTAATAGGATGCTGTATCTGTTACTCATCAGTATTGTTTTGTTTTTCATGTTTGAGAAACGTAAAGTTTCTGAGGAAGTGACGGGATCGAAACACTTTTACATCAGTAACGGTCTTTCAAAAGATGTGTACATATTAATGCACAAAGATGGTTCATCGAAAGAAGATCTCGAGACATTCGTCCAAATGGAGGATAGATTTCTCGAATACGAAAAAGAGTCTGTGCGCACAGGATCACCGCATATAGTTCCGGCGACCATATTGTCTAATAAAATTAAAGAACGTTTTCCAAAATATAACTTTTCGTACCACGCTATTCATCTCAAACAAATCGCTGAACCCACGAAAACAATCAATCGTCGGATTTAAATAATTCAGAGTTTAACATTTTAAAAACATTCCAGAGAAGCATTCTATGTTGAGGACTTTCGATGTCATTCCATTCATCGACGATCGACATGATGAGTTTGTTATCATCGGGCTCATCATTTTGACGAAACGACATGGGTGCCATGTCACCCGTCGCACGCACGGTTCGGATATAATCAGCGACGATGTATATGATTGAATCCAGGAGTTCTTCTCGTGCCATCTCTATCCATGAATTTTTCGGTGTTCCCCACGATCGCGTATCATCATTTACACGAACACCATGATTATAACGTTTCAACCCGAGCTCTAACCGATCGGTTAGGGCCCTTCGCACGCACATTTGTGTTAATGTTGTTACGAAACTTTAACCAGTTTTTCTTGAAGTCAGCCATACGCTTCATAGTCGCACGTTTCTTATTCGACTGAAGGTTCATCACGAAATTGATCGCCGCGCGACGATACGAATCTCGAAGATTAAACGCGACGCCAGTCACATTAATGAGATTCTTCTCGAGGTTTCGTACACGTTCACGTTTCCATTGTTCGACGAGCTTCTTCTTGAGAGCGTCGACGTCACGCTTGAAAGGTACACCGAGTTTGTTCGTCTTCTTGATGTTACGAATCTTATTCTGTACCATCTTAACATCCGGTGTGAGGTTGGGCTTGTACCTGTTCATCCATTTAGACCCATAGAGTTTGTTGAGATCATTACGAATCGAGTTTTCGTTGAGACGACGCTTCATCTCAACATCATTCATCTTGAGTTGACGATTGATATTCTTACCGAGTTCCTTCGCGGCCTTCTTGTTGTTCTTCGCCTTTTGTTGGACTGCGCGGGGAGACACAGTCTTGGGTACGTTTATGTTGTTTCGCGCCTTCTCGATGAGTTTGCACAGGTCACCCTTCTTTTCTTTTCCCGTCAATGGAATCTTCATGACACCCGCGATACGAAGAAGTTCCTTGACCTTCAGATTCTTGCACAGTACCTTACCAACCTTGAACCGAGCATTCGTACCCGTGAGAGGGATGTTGGCACCTTTACCGGTATTCTTGTACGTCACTGTGCGTATACCCTGTTTTTTCTTAATCATGTCACATATTTCATCTTTCGTCGCTTCACGAGACCCTTCACTCGTTCGCTTCCGGAAGTTTACGACACCGAGCGTACGCGCGAAATCCTTGAGTTCAGAGAGTTTCATACGCTTACACATCTTGGTATCGATCGCGAGAGCGTTCAGTTGATTTTTGGAAAGTTTCACTTTCGCTGTCGCCTTTGGCTTCGCTTTCGCTTTCGCTTTCGCTTTCGCCTTTGGCTTCGCCTTTAGACTGTCGTTAAACACACCGGTCACCTGAATCTCACCACTTCGGTCTAGGCGGCGCACGAATTCACTCCCGAATGTGTACGCACTCTCGAGTGCACGTGGATTCTTGGCACCAGAAATCTGAACATTACCAGTTCTAGTGATGATGTACTTGTGTTCCGTCGACTCTATGTAAAGAAACGGTGTGAGCTCAGGTTCATAAGACGCGTATGTCATACCGTATTGCTGAGCCTTTGTGGCGATCGAGGCCATATTACTGAATATACCGTTAATCCTGAACTGACCACTCAGGTTGTTGTATTCGAACTCACTGTATAAGAATGGTTGTTTTTCCGTATATTTCTCAACCACGAAACGACGAATGAGTTCGGGTTGGTTCGCGATGTTCGTACCCACGAAACCACCGGAGAAACGAATCTTACCGTTTCTGAAAAGACTCACAGTCGCACCCTTCGTCTCGATGTTATTCGTCACTTGAAGCTTAATCTGAACTTGGTTATAGTTTTTGTTGAGGTCACCTTGTGGACCAGATTCCTTCGTGTGTGAGAATCCTTGTTTAAACTGACCGTAAACACCTCTGATTTCAGTCGTGTCTATATAAAGACCCTCACCGACGGGCGATTTGGCAAGTGGTCGTTTAAGAAGAATAGACTTGAGATCTAGGCGAGGCGTCTGACCAAATTCTTTATTTACGAGTGCATTGAACATACCAGGATTCAACTTACTGATTTGAAGACCCGTCTGTGGGGACATGATACCGAAATCTTTTACGAAATTGTTATTCATCAACAGGTTTGTGTTGATGTTGATGTTTTCCTGTTCGGCGAGTATGTTTTGGATCATTTTTTCATTGTTCGAGTTCAAAACGACATCATCAAATTCATTCGCCAAAGGTGAATTGTTTTCAAACTGCTTGAAACGACTATACGTTCTATTATTCGCGAGACTGTTTTGAAGTTTTGGGGGAATCTGAACCTGTCTGGGTGGTGAACGGAAAAACTGCTGTCCCTGCGCCACCCTGTTTTCACGTGCCTTTCGTTCTTGAATCATGGCAACATCTCGCTCGAGTTCTCTCGCGAAATTGTTGTTCGAATTTGACGCAGAATTGGGACTCTGTAATTCTACGCCGGACCGACGGACAAATTCTCGAACCGACTGGCTCATATTACTATTGGTCACTATTTTTTTTAAAAGTCCTTGGTAAATCCAATACCCTCCTCGATCACGTCAAGACCAAACACGATCGGCTGTCTCGGGTACACGCGCCCCTTATACGTGACCACCTCTTCTCGAACCTCAATGTCTCTCGAACTGAATGGCCCAGCGTAGAAATCCTGGTTAAACTTCGGCTTTCCGAGGTTGTTCGCTGTACAGTGCTGGTTAAACACCTGCACGAAGATCGTCTGAGGAACAAACAAGTCGTTGCCATACGTAATCAGAGTCGATTCCAAAAAGTTCGTGAGTGTACTCGCCACCATCGCCACCTGCTTCTGGATGAGCTTGAAGTACGGGGGTACGACGTTCCAAATGTCTCGGTTTCTGTACTTGTTCGAGTAATCCAGATACGCACGAACACATTTCAACAGGATGACCGGGAGCTCCTTGTTCAACTTCTCGTCGAGTTGGGGATCGGCTTCACGCACTTGCTTCGTAAAGTTCCACGGGAGAATGCGACGGAGAATAGACCCAGAATTATCCTTCCAGTTGGGAACCTCATTTCCACCCAATACACCGGGTACATTCCACTCGATGGACACAGCCGTCTTGTTCTTGACCGCGATCGATACATCTTCACCGGAGACGATCGACTGGAACTCAGCCTGTTCGAGTCCCAGATCAGCCTTAATCTCGGGGGCGATAAACATGAAGTTGTCTTTGATGGCGGAAAGACCGAACTTCTTCTCGATGTTGTTCGCTAGGACACCAACATCTTCACTTTCATAGAACTTCTTGAAAACCTTGGTAATCAGTGTAGACTTACCAGATCTGGCAATCCCCTTGAAGAATGGGATAATCTGCCAACTATCGAGTTCACCGATGTCATAACACAACCGACCACCCATGACATACGCCCAGTTGCATACTTCATCTTCAAACTTTTGGTATTTCAGGACGGTATCAAAGTTGGGTGTCGGGATATCCTGCCAGCGCTCCAAATGGGAATAGTCGTCGAATCGCTGATCGAAATACTTACAGGAGATGATCGTCGGATCCAGGCAGGCAAACTCCTTGCTGTCGTAAGGATAGAAGCGACAGTCATACACACCACGATCGGGAATCCATTCCTTACCTACGAAGACACCGTTTTTGAAAGACCACACGTGACGACGCTTCTTAATCTCAGGAAATTGTGCATCTTCACACTTTGACAAATTATCAATCACATCCCTGGCGATGGATCCCTTACTTGTAAAGTTCTTCCAGTTTGTAAACATGTAATCACGCCGGGCGATCGAATATACGAACCGTTCGATGGGAAATTTCGGATACCACGCACGTGTCTTGTACCCCTCAGCCGTCGTGATTTCTTCACAGCAGTGTCCTTTGTATCGGCGGTACCCAGATTTGTATAGTTCATCGAACGTGAAAACAAGACACTTTTGAAGTGGATTAAAGTTTTCAACATCTTCGTCATCCATCGTCGAGGGGTCAGAAAATCTTGGGTACTGTGGCTGGATAGTCGGTGTACTCACGCGTTCGTAAGAAATGTAGTGACGACGGATGTTTTCATAACCATCTTCGATATGAAGAATGATATTGGAGATTCGTTTATCGAGACTCAGACCAGATTCATCGACGGATTCTTCGGAGATTTCACCATTCTTCATCTTTTCATTTTTCATTTTTTTGATATGGTTTCTCAGTTCGACAGCAAAGTCGAGGTTCTTCTTACGAATCTCCTTGATGGCACCGAGATCTATGTCATTGATCGATACGGCGCCATGCTCATTGAACGACTTACTCGAGATGTACTGGTTGTATCCCAACATTTGATGTCCCAGAAAGTCCTTGTCGTGTAGTCCCCAGGCATTTTCCAATCGTTCCAATATACGAGTTGATTGCTCCTCATTCATCGACCGAATTTGTTGGTTACGAAGTTCCGCCAGCGCTTCATACCTGTTTGGGTCCTTGTCGATGAAGTGGGTATTTTCCATTACTCATAATAAGAATTTTTCTTTTAATTAGTTTTTCATGGATTGAAGTTGAGCCAAAATTTTCACGAGAATTTTGTTTTGGACCTGGATCTGGTTAGAGATACCCACGAGGGCAGTACATACCGTGTCACCGTCTTCAGTAGAGAATAGAGAATTCATCAGCTCCGCGACATCGAAATCATCCTCACCTGGATCAATATCTAACTCGGATCCAGAATCCAAAATTTCTCCTTCTTCGACATCGTCGGGAATCTCGTCAGGGTACGTGGTCATTATATTTTGGTCTGAGAAAAATTGGGGTCGGGAAATGCGCATTCCCCCAAAATTATTTTCTCTGCTTATAGTACAACAACTCTCAAAATGGCCGGTGGTCTCATGCAACTCGTAGCTTACGGTGCCCAGGATGTTTACCTTACCGGTA